CTCAGTGCTGCAATCAATGGCAATGATGAACATGGAAGGTGAAGGGCTACAAGATACCCGCGATTTTTTCCGCCAGCGGCTCGTAAAAATGGGCGCAGTAAAACCGACTGACGAAGAGCGCGCGGAAATGGCTCAAGCGGCAGCGAACCAACCGCCAGATGCTAACGCGAAGCTTGCCGAATCACTCGCCAATGAAGCCGACGCAAACGCCGCCAAGGCCAGCGCGGACACCGTTGGTGTAATCGCCAAATCCGAATTAACGCACGCGCAAACTATCGAGACGCTAGCCGGGGTCGAGGTTAGCAAGCAAGACGCGGCGATCAAAATGGCTCAAGCGATACAAGGCGCGCAAGCACAGCAAGCAGCATTTACACCGGCACCCACTCAGCCGGTCACCATGAGTGAGACACCACAGGGTTAAGCATGATTGATGAAATTGCAGAACAAGCAAACGAAGAAATCGAGGAGCTAGGACAGGCGCCAGAAGTTGAGGCAATTGAACCAGTAGACGACGATGAGGACGTTATTCAGCTTGAAGGCGAGTCGCAACCGCCAGAAGACGATGATCACGAAAACGCACCACTATGGGTTAAAGAAGTACGCAAAACAAATAGAACTCTTTCACGTGAAAACCGCGAATTGCAACGCAAGTTAAGCGAACTTACAACCGAGACTAAGCCGGTTGCTTTGAGCGTTAAACCGTCGCTGGCCGCGTGCGAGTACGATGAGGATGACTATGAAGCGAAGCTGGCGCAATGGTATGCGGACAAAGCGCAAGCCGATGCAGCAGCAGAGCTTGAGCGTAAGGCAGCGGAAACGCAGCAGCAAGAATGGCAAGGGCAATTGAAACGCTACGCAGACGCAAAGGCAGCATTAAAAATGCGCGACTTTGAAGAAGCTGAGGCTGCTGTATTGGAAGCACTGAGCGTAACGCAGCAAGGCGTTGTGGTTCAAGCTGCGGATAATGCAGCAAATATTGTGGGCTATTTAGGCAAAAACCCAACAAAACTGGCCGAGCTGGCCGGAATCAAAAACCCTGTGGAATTCACCAAGGCAATCGTAAAACTAGAGGCTCGAATGACCGTGACAAAACGACAACCACCACCTCCACCTGAGAAGACAATAGCCGGGTCCGGCCGTGGCGTACAGTCCAACGATTCGAAACTCGAACAACTAATGGCAGAGGCCGACCGTACTGGCGACCGTACAAAAGTCGCAGCCTACCGCCGACAATTAAAATCAAATTAGGTAATTAACTCATGGCCAATCAATTTTCAAAAGAAGAAAAAATTATGTTCGATGATTCGCTGGCGTCCTTTCAGGACAGTCTAGCAATTTCGACCAACGTAACTATTAAAACCCTAGACCCACAAACAATGGAGCGGACAGGTAATGTAATGCGTTACCCGATGCCTTACATTGTCTCCAGCTTTGACGGGGCAGACCAAACCACTAACTTTAAAGCTCAAACCCAGTTAACTGTGCCGGTCACCATTGGTTACGACAAGTCGGTCCCTTGGTCGATGAGCGCCACTGAGCTTCGCGATGCTTTGCAAAACGAAAACCTCGGCAAGTCTGCCCGACAGAAATTAGCTTCAGACATTAACACTGCGGTGATGAATGTTGCGGCTTTACAAGGAACGCTATTTGTTAAGCGAAGTGCTGCTGCAGTCGGTTTTGATGACGTTGCGCAGTGCGATGCAGTTTTTAACGAGCAGGGAATTCCGTTCGAAGACCGTAAATTGTTCTTGAGCACACGCGACTACAACGGCATGGCTAATAACCTGCAAGTTTCCGCGCGTTCGTTTGGGAATAAAGTCAGTGAAGATGCACTGCGTCGTGGTTTGGTTGGGCAAGTGGCGAGCTTTGAAACCTACAAGTTAGATGTGGGTCGGCGTTTACCCGCGGCGGCAGGTGGTGGCAGTATAACCATGGATACCCGTGCGGCCGCTTTGAATTACTACGTGCCAGCGGCTACCAGCACAGCCACAACCACTGGTGAGACATCAAACGTCGATAACCGTTACCAGACTATTACGGTGAGCTCAACTACAAGCGTGGTAGCAGGCGATGCGTTTACTATCGCTGGTAGCAATGCTGTACACCATATTACCAAGGGTGATACAGGAGTGCTCAAAACGCACCGCGTTGTTAGCGTACCCAGCTCGACAACTTTGGTTATTTCTCCTCCATTGATCAGCAACCAAGGTGGATCGAATGCCGAGGCGCAATATCAAAACGTGATTGTGACCTAATCAGCAACCGCAGCAATTGTATTCCTTAACACCGTAGCGGCAAACGTGAACCCATTCTGGCATAAAGATGCAATACTGTTGATTCCGTCAAAACTGGCGGTGCCTAGTGATGCTGGTGCAGCTGTTATGCGGGGCACTACAGATCAGGGTGTTGAATTGGTGATGATTAAAGAATTCGACATTCAAACACGTTTGACCCGTTACCGTTTAGATACATCATTCGGGGTCGCTTGCGTACAACCGCAAATGGCCGGCATCATGATGTTCTCGCAAACCTAATAATCTGGGGGCTTAGGCCCCTGTATTTTCATACAGCACAGGAATTAAATTTATGTCTAGTTATCTTGTCGGCGCAGGCCGCGTACAAATCACAATCCCCGCTACAGAATCAGTGGCGGTTTATACTCAAGGGTCGGCACAAGTTTTTCGCGTGTCCGGTTTCGTCAACCAGCCTGATACTTTAACGCTTTTGGGAACAGTTAATAATACTCAAACCGTTTTTGGCTCATACACTACCGGCGCCACGCTTGTCATTGAAGCTATTGGCGGATTGCCGGTTTATTATGAAATCGGCACGGCTCCTATTGTTAAACAGACCCGCCTGAATAACCCGATCCAAGCAACCCCTGTTGCTGTGAACGTGACGGGTGCAGTAAGTGCGGCGGCGATTATTGGCGGAATTGTAACATCCACCACAGCGGCGGCAGTAGCAGGTACGGGTCCTACCGGAACTGTGATGGAAGCGACAAGTGATTGGGCAGCTTGCGAAGCTATTGAATGGACTGTAATCGCTACTGGTGCCAACGCCTTCACGGTAACAGCGGCGACAGGTCACACTATAGTAGGTAGCGCGGTAGTGGCCACCGCAACATCAGGACATTTCCGCACTGTACGCTCGGCTGCGAATACTTTTGTCACGTATCGACTAGCCTAAAAAACCATGCCCCCGTAACTGGGGGCTTTTATTTGGTGGCAATATGGAATTCCCTGCACTACTGTACAAATGCCCGGGCAATCACTTCGGCCCTGAAGGCACAACATATTCCAGCGCCAGAGTTTTGAATAATTCTGAGTGCGCACAACTATTGAAAGACGGTTGGCATGAAACTATGCCGGATGCGGTAAAAGCGTTTAAACTGAGTACTGAAAAACGCCCAAAGCTGGGTTTAACCAAGGGTTGAAATTATGGGCTGGACGAAACAACAATTGGTTGAGCAGGCGTTTGAAGAAATCGGCATGGCTAGCTATGTTTTCGACTTGCAAGTTGAACAGCTTCAGAGCGCCATGTACAAGCTAGATGCAATGATGGCCGAGTGGCACGCGTTCGGTGTTCGCTTGGGTTATCCAATATCATCTAGCCAATCAGACGCCAGCCTAAGCACGGACACTAGTGTTAAAAATTCTGCATTGCAGGCGATACGCACAAACCTCGCAATTCTGCTGGCGCCGTCCTACGGGAAAACCGTCAGCGTCGAAACGAAAATAGCCGCAAAAAACAGCTATAACACGCTATTGAGAATCGCAGCGCGGCCAATAGAGATGCAATTCCCCAGCACTACACCGCTCGGCGCTGGTGCTAAAAGTTACGATCAACCATTCATGCCGATACCTACAGAGCCACAGGTTGACGGGCAAAACTTCAGCATTTTTGAGTAATTATTATGTCCACAACTATTCCGGTCAGTACCAGCGTAACAGGATTACAGCCGTTATTTTATGATGCTGGGAATGATTACGTTGCCCGCACAGCAATGGCCACGCTCGTCACCTATTTGCAAAGCCAATTAACTGCGCCCGGTCTAACCCCGCAATATGCCGCGCCTTCGGTGTCTGGCACGGTGGTGACGGTTACAAATAGCAGCGCTAGCACTTGGCTAATACTCCAGCCGCTTGCCGGTTACGCTGCAATAACCATTACGCTGCCATTACTGGCAAACTGTATCGATGGGCAGGAGGTGTTAGTTAACTGCACTCAGGCGGTCACAACACTAACCATAAGCGGAAACGGATCAACCGTTGTTGGGGCGCCAACTACACTCACGGCAAACCTATTTTTCCGCCTTAGATTTAGCAAGCTCAACTCAACGTGGTATCGAGTCGGTTAATGCAAATTCCGATACTCAACGGCGTTTATTCCGACAGCGGATCTGATTTCCGCACGTCATACCCTGTGAATTTAATCCCTGTTCCGAAAGCGACGGGGATCAGTTCGGAGTATTTACGCCCAGCGGATGGCATTGTTTCAAACGGAACTGGAACAGGATTAAACCGTGGCGGGATAAATTGGAACGGCGTCTGCTATCGGGTGATCGGCACTAAATTGGTGAGCGTTTCTAGTGGTGGGGTAGTAACTACACTGGGCGATGTTGGCGGCGGTGGGTTAGTCACTTTTGATTATTCATTTGACAATCTGGCGGTATCGTCTGGTGGTCGGCTTTATTATTGGGACGGCTCGACACTGACGCAAAACGTTGACCCAGATTTAGGCACTGTGCTGGATTTTACTTGGATTGATAGCTACTACATGACCACGGACGGTGAATTTCTCGTCGTTAATGACCTAACCACAGATGCCAATGGCAACCTAATACCCGACTATCCGTCAATTAACCCGCTAAAATACGGATCATCGGAAATAGACCCAGACCCGATTGTTGCCGTTTTAAAACTACGCAATGAGGCCGTGGCAGTAAACCGGCACACAATAGAATTTTTTGACAATGTTGGTGGAAACCTATTCCCGTTCCAGCGTTTGGAGGGCGCGCAAATAACCAAGGGTGCCGTGGGCACTCATGC